CATCCGTGGCCGTGCGCGCCGGGACATCCGCCGTCACGGCATCAAGGCCATCTTCGTGGACTACGCGCAGCTTCTGGAAGCCAAGGGCTACAACACCAGCTACGAGCGGGTCAGCGCTGTCAGTCGCGGCCTCAAAGCGATGGCGCTGGAGTTGGGTGTGCCGGTCATTGCCGCCGCCCAAGTGGGGCGCAAGGCCGATGAGCGCACGGACACCCGCCCGAAGATGAGCGACTTGAAAGACTCGGGATCTTTGGAGCAGGACGCCGACATTATCGTCCTCCTTCACCGCGAAGGCTACTACGAGGCCGGCAGCGGCGCCGACTCCACGGACAACCAAGATGCCGAGATGATCGTCGCCAAGCACCGGGAGGGGCAGACCCGCAGCTTCCCCATGGTCTGGTCGCCGAGCTGCACCCGTTTCGACCACGCCAACATCAGCCGCATGACCGATGAGGCCCCGCAGCCCTACGGCGAGCAGCCCAACCTGCACGAAATCAACGCCCTTCTCAACGCCCATGAATAGCCGCCAAAAAGGAAAACGCGGGGAACTGGAAGCCGCCAAGTTCCTCACCGCCGAGGGGTTCCCGTCCCGCCGCAGTCAGCAGTATTGCGGCGACACCAAAGGCGACAGCAGCGATGTCCTCTGTGAGTGCCTGCCCAAGCTGCACTTTGAGGTTAAGCGCACCGAGCGCGGCAACCCCTACGACTGGATCGCCCAAGCCAAGCGCGATGCCGGGGAGAAGCTGCCCGTGGTCATGCACCGCCGCAACGACAGCGAGTGGTTGGCCATCCTGCCGGCCGAGACCTTCCTCGTCATCCTCCGCAACTCCAATTTCGTCGAGTAGTAAAACACAACAACACACAAACAAACACACAAAACACAATGGCTACACTAACAGCACCTAAAAAATCAGCGACCGCCAACCTTGGCGAGCCGCCACCCAAAGGCATCCACCTCGCCGTCTGTCTCGACGTGGTGGACACCTACAACGACCGGGTCCTCAAACACGGCGCCCCCTACGGCTCCGAGAAGGACGAAGACTACGAGCTGAAAAACCGCGAGCGCTTCATCTTTGGCGTGAAGTGCAAGGACGGATCGCTGCGCAAGATCGCCAGCCGCGCATACAACATCAGCATGCACGAAAAGGCGTCCCTTCGCGCGTTCCTCACAAGCTGGCTCGGTGAGTCGCCCAAGGACGGCTTCGACACTTCGACCCTCAGGGGCAAGGGCGCGCAACTCACGCTCATTGAGAAAGAGGCCGGCGACAAGACCTACATCAACATCGGCACGATCTCCGAGGTCATGGACGAGTTGAAAGGCAAAGTCCCGAGCGTCGAAGACTTCGGCACCGATGCCGCCAACGACAACAGCGGAGCGGAGATCCCGTTTTGATTATGGCCGCAAGAAACCCGGACCTCGCCAAGCAAGGCTATCGGTGCTTCGCCGGTCCCTACTCGTCCAACGAAACGTGGATGATGGAAACCGTCGTGGCCGATGCCCGCGAAGCCAACAAAGAAACACAGATTTCCCACACCATCAGTGGAGCGTGGGTCTGGCAACGGAGTAAGCGTCCGTAGTGGTAACAGCGGGGGCCGTAGTGTTCCGGCCCCCGCAACCACCCAAAGTTATGGCAATCCTATCTGAATCAAAATCCGTAGACGGCGGCCACTGGTATAAGCCAGACGGCACCCCCTGCCACCAGCTTCCCAAGAAAGACGGCAGCGGACTCAAAGACACCACCTTGGCCGACGCCAAGAAGCTCCTGCTTCTCCCGTCCGTCACTGGCTACACCGGCATCCTCGACAAGCCCGCCCTCCTCAACTGGAAGGCCACGCAAGTTGCGATAGCCGCCTTTAACACCCCACCCAAGGGCGACGAGACCATTGAGTATTTCTGCGAGCGAGTCATCGGCGCCAGCAAGGCCCCGGTCGCAGCCGCCGCCGATCTCGGCAGCAAAGTGCATGACGCACTGGAAAAGCTGCTCATGGAAGGCCCGAGCGCGGTGCCCGAGGATATGTGGGCCTATGTCGCCCCGGTGATGGAGTGGAAGAAGAACAACAAGATCACCTATGACGAGATCGAGACAACACTCGTCAATCTGGAATACGGCTACGCCGGCCGCTGTGACGTGCTCGCGCGTGACGCCAACGGCACCCGCATGGTCATCGACTACAAGACGCGCAAGACCAAGCCCAAGCAGAAGGTCGGCCCATATGACACGCAGGGCATGCAGCTCGCCGCCTATGCCGTGGCCAAGTGGGGCGAAGACGAGCTGCACACCATCCACGGATACAACGTCTACATCAGCACCACGGAAGTCGGCCGCGTCGAACCATACAAGCACGACAGCCTTGTCCCGCATTGGGAAGCCTTCAAAGCCGCCTGCATCTTGTGGAGGCACGTCAAGGGCTACGACCCGAGGCAGCCGGCGTTTAGCACATTGAAGGAGGCGGCATGAAGCTAACCCAAAACGAGATGACACACATTTTTGACCGCATCAAGTTTGCGTTTGCCCGTGCGGCAAAACTCAAGCCGCTCCTCATAGTCAAAGTCCGCGTTGGCCTCAACGACCATTCCGCGCAGAGCTTCAAATTCCAGCGTGGTCAGGCGCAGAACGTAGCCGCGCCGCGTGCGTTTAACAGAGGATTTGGTCTTCATCATAAGGAAGTATCCAGCGAGTCGCCAAAGTTCAACAGTTACTTTGGAAAAATTATTCAACAGGGAGCGGCGGTATGACAAATCCAGACACCGAAGCCAAGGAGACTGCCCGCGAAGAACGTGAGGCAAGCAGCTACGAGGACATCCAAGAGTCCTGCCGCGACAAAGAAGCCGCCGACCGAATCGGCGGGCACTTCTGGGCAAACATCTAAAGACATGAAAAAGCCCCGCCGCGCCATCGTCAGCGAACCTCTCTACGGGACCAGCATAGAAGTTTATGCGAACTACCCGCAGAAGGTCGCGCTGCGCCGCTGCGCCAAGGTGATGGATATGGACGCCGATGACCCGGCGAACGCTCCCGATGACACGGCGGCTGGCTGGTGCATGAGTCACGGCGGCTGGGCTTTGATCTGGATTGAGTCATACCCCGAAGACCAGTCCTCGCTGCCGCACGAACTCTGGCATGCCATCCACGGATTCACCCGACACATCGAGTCCAGCGACGAGGAGACCGGCGCCTATCTTGTTGGACACTATGACCCGCGCATCCGCGCAAAACTGAATAAAAAACCATGAGCATCAAATACAGAGGAGAAACATTCTCCGGATACAACAAGCCCAAACGCACACCGGACGGCCCCAAGAAGTTTGCCGTGTTGGCCAAGTCAGGAGAACAGACCAAGTTGGTCCGCTTCGGCGACCCCAACATGTCGATCAAGAAAGACCAGCCCGCCCGCAAGGCCAGCTACTGCGCCCGCAGCGGCGGCATTAAGGGCACGGGCGACAAACTCTCGGCCAACTACTGGAGCCGCAAGGCATGGAGTTGCTAATGAAAAAAGGACTCTACGCAAATATCAACGCCCGCAAGGCCGCTGGCACCAGCCGGCCCAAGAGCAAGTCAACCATCGCGCCCAAAGTCTACGCGCAGATGAAATCCAAGCGCGGAGGATTCAAGGCGAAATGACCAGCGCCGTGCTCATAGCGGTGGTCGGCTTCATCTACTTTGCCGTCGCCATCGACCTCGGGCTGATCCAGCACCGCTATTGGCACGGACTGATCTGGTTCGGCTACGCCATCGCTCAAGTCGGCCTGTGGCAAGTCACCGTTCGCCCCTGACGTTTTATGGACAAATACAAAATTATGAATCCCGAGATCGAAGAACTCGACAAGACCATCACCTTGCTCAAGAGCAAGCGACAAAAGCTCGTTGCTGAAGCCGCCAAGCGCAAGGCCGATGCCTTGTGCGCGGAGATGAGGAAGCGCAAGGGCAAATGAATTTTCAAGCAGCAGTTCAAGGTATTGCGGCGTCAGGAGGCATTCGCCCCGATGGTCACATAACCGCCAGCCCCGTAACCGCATTAAAAGCGGGGTCTGCTGCCCATACTTTATGATCGCCTTCTTCCCCGACCGCGAGCGTGTCTACGTCAAAGACAAAGACGTGGCCTGCCGCACCCTGCTCTATTGCAAGAACGGCGGCGGCGAGAACGACTACGTCACCCTCATCCGCGAGGACAACGGCGAATGGTTCACCGCCCGCATCGACCAGATCGTGTCGGCCCCGAATCCGACGCTGGATATTGAGGAGGAAAAAGCGTGAGCGTTCAAGTTCTTACGGGCGATTGCCGCGAAACGCTAAAGACTTTGGCGGATGCCAGCGTGCATTGCTGCGTAACTTCGCCGCCATACTTTGGGCTGCGCGACTATGGGCATGATGGACAAATCGGTCTTGAGCAAACGCCGACAGAATTTGTCGAGCAGCTTGTCGCCGTATTCCGCGAAGTGAAGCGAGTCCTGCGAGACGACGGCACGCTTTGGCTCAATCTTGGCGACAGTTACAATGCGCATAACGCCAATCGCGGAGCATCTAGTTCGATCAGCGATGGCGCCACAGGCAGGGGGCATCCAAAGCACCGCCGCGGACTGACAACTAGCAACTTAAAGAACAAAGACCTTATCGGTATCCCGTGGCGCGTAGCTTTCGCCCTGCAAGCCGATGGCTGGTATTTGCGGCAAGACATCATTTGGCACAAGCCCAACCCGATGCCAGAAAGCGTCACCGACCGATGCACTAAGGCGCACGAATACATTTTCTTGCTGTCAAAATCGGCGCGGTATTTTTACGACGCAAAGGCCATAGAGGAAGACGCGAAATGGGAAAGATGGGGGAACCAGACGGAAAATAAAAAGCACACAGGGACGGCGGGTCACCTTGGCGGAAAGTCGCTTCAAGAACTGCCGATCAGGGACAAGAAAAACAAACGCAGCGTTTGGAGTGTCCCGACAAAACCATATCGTGGCGCCCACTTCGCCACATTCCCAACAGAGCTTATTCGCCCCTGCATCCTCGCGGGATGTCCAGATGGCGGAACCGTCTTAGATCCATTTGGCGGCAGCGGAACGACCGGACAGGTTGCCATGGAGGAAGGACGCAAAGCCATCTTGTGTGAGCTAAATCCAGAATACGTCAACCTCATTGACCAGCGCCTTGGCGAAGTGACTCCAAGCCTTTGGTCATCCGTCAGCGAGGCAGAAAACGAGCCGCTTCTTTTTGCTGCACAGTAAGCACACATCCGCACACATGCACGTCTCCCTCAACCAAAACGAAGTCCTTGTCTCAACCTACATAGGCTCTCGCCGCAATGCCGAAGCATCCTTCCGCAAGCGTGCGCCACGCTTCCCCGAGAAGACGCCGGGAGAACTGTGGGGCTTCCACATTGAGGCCGCACACGCCGAATGCGCCGTGGCCAAGCTGCTCGGGCTTTATTGGGGCTTTGGCGTCAATACGTTTCACACGCCCGACATTACCGGGACGAACTATGAAGTGCGCTGGTCGCAGCGCCCGAACCTCAAGGTTCGCCCCGATGACTCGGGCATCGTGATTTCGGTCAGCGGCAAATCGCCCGACTACGTTGTCCATGGGTGGATCAATGCCGAGGACGCCAAACGCGACGAGTGGAAATGCGCGTCACCGCCTCCGTGCTATTTCGTGCCGCACGACAAGCTGCGTCCGATTGAGGAACTGCGAATGAAGCGGGCAGCATGAAGACATTCTGGATCATTCACAAATCCGAACTCGGGCCAGTGATGGAGTGCAAGGCTCGCAAGACAAGCAAGGGTTGGTCTGTTTTGGTGCGGCCGGAATCGCGCACTTGGGATTTTGTCAAAGAGACGTGCGAGCGCGAGTCGCTTGCCGACCTCAAACTCGACCACACGCTCATTGAGGGCGAGTGGCCGGACGAACAATGACTTTGCGCAAAGGATGAAAAGACGATCAACAACAAAGGGCCGGGGTTACTTGTTCTCCGGTCAGGGTTGCGCCAATCGTCTGGAAACCCAATGCGCGGTGGCGGCACTGGGGGGTGCTGCCACCACTATTTAGATGAGCGACAAGAAATCCACTCCCCGCTCCCGCTTCACGCCGACTGCTCATCCGGTGATGAAGCTTCCGCCCAAGGACGTGCTCTTGGCCATCGGCCCGGAGAAGGGCTGGGATCTGCTGCTCAAGCGGGAAGAACTAATCCTCAAGGAAAAGGTAGATCCCTACCGCTACGGCTACCGCCCACCGATTTGGAACAAGGCCAGTCAGCTACTGGAGGACAACCGCGAGATCCTTGTCATGGGAGGCAACAGGTCCGGCAAAACGGAGTGGGCCGCGCGCGAGGTGATCCACCGCCTATACCACAAGAAACAATCCGTCGCGTGGTGCTTCCAGACCACCGCCCCCAACAGCATTGAAATGCAACAACCCCGCGTCTTCAAATATCTGCCGGCCGACTGGCGGCAGGCGCGCAAGGGCACAGTCACGAACATCACTTACTCGGTCAAAGGTGGCTTTACCGAAAACAAGTTCGTCGCACCGAATGGCAGCCAGTGCATCTTCCGCAATTACGCACAGGACATCAGCACCATCGAAGGCGGCGAGATTGACATAGCATGGTGCGACGAGTTGGTGCCGCTGGATTTCTTGGAGACATTGCGCTTCCGTCTACTCGACAGGAACGGCGTGCTCATCGTCACGTTCACCCCCATCGAAGGCTACTCGCCCACGGTAAAAGACTACCTCACCGGCGCCCGCAACGTGGAGGAGTGCGATGCGGAGTTGCTGCCCAAGTTTGAGGACAACAAGGGCGAGAAGGTCATCGTCGGCTACGAGAAAGTGCCCATCGTCCAGACAGGGCGCAAGGGCCGGCCGATCATTTACTTCCAGACCAAGAACAATCCGTGGGCCGGCTGGGAGCGGATGCAGCAGGAGCTGCGCAACGAGACGCGGGAGAAGATCCTCTGCCGCGCCTATGGCGTCCCGACCCGCTCCATCAACAACCGCTTCCCGCTATTCAACGACAAGGTTCACGTCATCAAGCACGAATGGATTCCCAAGGAGGGCACCCGCTACCACTTTGTCGATCCGTGTTCCGGCAGGAACTGGGCCATGATCTGGGCGCTGTTTGATAGTGCCAACCGCTGTTTCATCTACCGCGAGTGGCCCTGCCCCAACGAGTATGTCGAAGGCGTTGGCTATCCCGGCATGTGGGCCGAGCCGGATGGCAAGAAGGCGGACGGACGCCAAGGCCCCGCGCAGAAAGATTTCGGCTTTGGCCTAGAGCGCTATGTCGAAGAAATCAAAAGCGTCGAGAACGGCGAGCGCGTTTTTGAACGGTGGATGGACAGCCGCTACGGCAACGCCCAGACGCTGGCCAAGGAGCGCCCCACCACACTCATCGAGGAGATGAGCGACCTCGGCATGGATTTCACCGCCACGCCGGGAGACACGATTGATGAAGGTGTCGGGCTTATCAATGACTGGCTGCACTACAATACGCAGAAGCCGCTCGACGCACTGAACCAGCCCAAGCTCTACATTTCCGAGAACTGCCAGAACTTGATCTGGTGCATGAAGGAATGGACAGGGGCTGACGGAACCAAGGGCAGCAGCAAGGACTTCCCTGATTTGGTCAGATACTTAGTTCTTTCCGGCTGCAACAACGTCGAGGGCAACATCCTGCGCCCGCGCGGAGGAGGAAGTTACTAATGGCTCCGAGCGGAATAGTTCCCCCACCCCCGCGCGCCCGCCCATGGCGAGGCCGCAGCAAGGAGCCGCCACGTTGCGGCGTATGTTCCAAGCAGCTTCGTATCGACGACATCCATGGTGTGGACGAACAGCTCGGCCCCATCTGCCGCGAGTGCGGCCCGCACGTCATCGTGGCGAACCGGGCCATGTATCCTTTCTGGATATAACCATTCGCAACTCGCAACCCCACAACAGCACACTTAGTCACAAAAGCAGCAATGTTTTGGTGACTGGATAGAAAACACAACACATGTTCAAAACTATAACCAAAACCATCCCCATCGACCGCTACACGGTCGGCGAAGACTTCGACCGCGAAGGCGCCCTTGGCTTCTCCCGAGAACAGGCCCCGCCGGCATTTCTTGCTGTCATACTCAAGCTGCAAGACCGCATCGCCGATGCGTCCGCGCTCGTCTCCACCATGGCCACGTCCAAGGAGGGCGGCTACCTCGCCCACGCGGCTGGTCAGCTAAACGCCTTGCAGGAATTGTGGGATGACATTGAGGCGACCAGAGCGGAAGCGGCGAAGGTCCGGTAGGTAGGCATGAATTTTGCTCATTAGAAGCATGATGAAAGGAGGTGGAGCTTTGTGTTTAAGACACCTGACAACGGGATTGTTTATAGTCCCTATGGAGGCATTGGCTTTTACGAGCGGCATGCGCCGACTCGCCCTGCGGGGCGTGTCAGCATGTGGCGTTTAGTGCAGAAGCTGTTGTCGATTTTTGCCTGACACAGCGCATGTGTTGACATTGCACACATTGTGTGCTACTTGTGTTGACGAGTAGGGGCTTCATGCCCGTCTCCCGGTTCTAACGTCCCGGTTCCCCCCAGACGTTTGGCGCACCTCTTAGGGGTTTTATCCTATGGCGACAGACAATGTGGCCGCGACAGCGGCGGGAGCGGACGATGTAGTTTCTATGGCACTAGCCGAGCTGGGCGTTAAGCGTCAGCCCGAGGAAGCCAAAGACGAGTCCGCTGACAAGACGATCTCTGACAACACGGACACAACAGAGGAGCCAGAGGAGAAATCTGAAGATTCCGCTGAAGAAGTAGACACCGAGGAGGAGCCGGCGACTGAAGCCGATTCTGCTGAAGAACCCGAGGATAGCGAGGACGCCGCCGCAGAAGAGCCTGCTGGCGAGGAAGTTACGAAGGACAAGGTTCAACGCAGGATTGACAAGCTCGTCGCCAAGCAGCGCGAAGCCGAAGAAAAGGCCCAAGCTGCCAGCGCCGAACTGGAGCAACTACGCACCGCCAAAGCGGACCTAGAAGCCCAGCTCAACCAGACCTCCCGCCCCGTTCTCACCCCTACCGCCGACAACCCGTTGGCCGATGTGGACAGTGACGAGGCCCTTCAACAGCGCATCCAGAATGCCCAAGCGGTTCGCCGGTGGGCACTTCAGAATACGGATGGCACCACGATCAAGCAGCCCGATGGCTCTGAGAAGTTCATCGAGGCAGCGGAGGTTAAGGACTATCTCGTCAAAGCTGACGACATCCTGACCATCCATGTTCCTGCTCGTAAAGAGTGGTTGGCCCAGCGTGAGCCGGCGGTGCAAGCCGCCAAGAGCATGTTCCCCGATATATTCAAGGAGGGCAGCGCGCTCAACCAAGCCTACAAGGCCACGATCAAGCAGGCGCCAGACCTCCTCAAGATTCCCCAGCATGAATACTGGATCGGCCTCGCCCTCTACGGCGAGCAAGCCCTCATGGCCAAGCAGCAGACCGAAGCTGCCAAAGACAAGGCCAAGAAAACTGTGTCCGCGAAGAAAGAGAAAACCGTCACACCCGTCCAGCCCGTTAGCGCGCCCCGCTCTGCCACAAAAGGCAGCTCTACGGCTGCGAAAAATCGGTTCTTCAAATCAAGCGGTTCCATGACGGACATCGAGAACTTGGTGGGAGAGCTGATCGGATAAACCCAATCACTTAGAAAACTCACACAATATGTCACAAGGACTTGTTCATCCGGCCACCGGACTGCGCGAAGACTTGGCTGACGTGATCTCGGTCATCGACCAGAAAAACACGCCTGTCACTTCCCGCATCAAAGCCGGCTCGGATCTCACCAATGGCTCTGTCTTCTCTTGGCAGGCCGACAGCTATAACGACCCGTCGTTCGACGGTGTCCTCACGAATGCGGATGTCACCACGTTTGACGATCCCGCCAAAAACCGCGTCCTCCTTTCCGGCCGCGCCCAGAAGTTCCGCCGTTCCATCAAAGTCGATGACTTTGCCCAGAACGTGGACAACATCGCTGGCGTAGGTAAGAAGAAGGAAATGGCTCGCGGCGTTTCCCGCGCCCTCATCGAACTGAAGCGCGACATGGAAAGCGCCTTCTGCTCCAGCAACGATTCGCAAGAGCAGAGCGGCACCAACCCGTATAAAACTCGCGGCCTCGGTTCGTGGATCTCCAGCTCGGCTCAGACCGACCTGCCTGTTCCCGCGTCGTTCCGCACGCCGTCCGCTTCGATCAACACGACTGCTACCTCCTCTCTCACCGAGAGCGATGTCGCCGCCGTTCTTCAGAGCGTCTACGAGCAGACTGGCACCATCGACACGATGGATCTCGTCACTGGCCCGAACCTCAAGAAGCGCTTCAGCGAGTTCACCCGCTACTCCAGCGGCAGCAACACCGCTCTGAGCACCCGTCAATACACCGCCTCGCTCAATGACCGCACGGTCATCAGCACGGTGGACACCTACATCGGCGACTTCGGCACGATCAATTTGGTGCCGACCTTGTTCAATGCGAAGGACGCAGCCGCTGCCGTTCAGTCGGCCCGTGGCTACCTTCTCAACATGGACATGTTGGAGTCCCGTTACGGCCGTCGCCCCCGCTTCCAAGAATTGGAAGACCAAGGTGGTGGACCGCGTGGCCTCGTTGATGCGATTGCCGCGTTGGTGTGCTGGAACCCGAAGGGCCTCGGCGAGTTCGCCGCGACTTCCTAGTAGCAACCTCAATTAAGGAATAACAAAACTATGAA